TATAAGTTTTACACGGATGTTCACAGTTGGTCGTCCTACAGACCAAGCATCTTGGCGAATGAATTGTTCGCCCAGTCGTCTGTCATCACGTCTTCAGCAACGCCAGCCGTTTGTGCTGGAGAACTTTCTTGCACCAAAGTTATGCGGGTGTCTTGGTATGGCGTGTCTTTCATCATGTAACTGCTGAAAGGACTTTCTTGTTGTTCCTCTTTCGTCTTCTCGTCCATGACCTCGCTTGCTTTTTCATTTGTTTCGTTTGGTTTGTCTGACTTGGTTTCCATCAGTTCGATCTGCCAAGGCTCGTGACCCATACGGAAATGCAGACCATACTTCTCTGCGTTCTTGTGCGCCCATTCTTGTGCTTTGTCTGTGCCATACTTCAAGTCTGCCGCGAGACCAAAGTTGTGTTTGGATTTCCCAGGAGGAGCAACCCAATGCCTTGCGGCTTCGGGACTGCCGTATTTCTTTACGGCTTCGGCGAACAGACGTTTCTGATGTTCGGGTGTTCTGTATCCTGAGTAGATGTCGATGTTGTGACCCGCTTCCTTCGATGCGTCTAGGAATTTTTTCAGAGCAGGAGAGAAGTTTGAATCAAAGTTTAAATGGCTCTCGGACTTGCCCTTTAATAGATATTCTGACAAAGCCATACGATTATCTTCGTTTGATCTTTCGGTTTCTTCCTCCAAACTTTGCGTTTTGTTTGGTTGACTTACCAAATTGGACTGGGATTTGACTGATAGTTCTGTAAGGATTAGTAGTATTAATAATACTATTGCCCATGCTAGGAGCAGACGTACCAAATATTAACCCTCTTGACTTGCGTATCATCTCAGTACCTTATTGGTTTCTTGATTGGTTTCTTCTTAGGTTTCTTCTTCATTTTACCAGCCATGATAATCTCCTTTGCTTTGATAGTTTATTCTTGCATATGGACAGACGTATGGTCGTCCTCACACATGTCCTTTTTCTTTCAGGTATGACTTGTAGAATTTCAGGAAGTCATCGAGACGCAAGAGGCACAGACTTTCACCAGTTTTCATGCGGGACTTTCTATTTATAACTAACGGGCAGTCATCGCTCTTTGTTTTGATAATGTTGCCCTCGGCTTGCCGAAGGGCATCATGGAAGTTTAGACGCTCGACTCTTTTTGCCTCGACGAACACGTCTGGCACTCCCAATATGTCTGCGCCGCCAACCATTCCGACATGTCCTCCGCCAGATAATGGAGCGCGAAAAGACTGAAGGCCAGTAGCTTCGTTGATGTAACTGGCTAACTCGCGTTCGTACTTGTCGCCCTTTTGTTTATGTCGTCTACCGCTCAATCCTCATACCCCAATTCTTTGCGACAAGATCGACAGAAGAACCAATTCTTTGGTCTCCTTTCCTCTATGCCACAAGACATGCAAGGTCTTTCCCATGTCTTCTCTTTAAAATCACGACGCAGTTGGTACTTAGCCCCGTCAAATTCTTGCAATCCCTGCCTGACTAGGATGCGTTTCAAGGTATCGACACAGCAGTTGAGACGTCTCGCCATGTCATTATAGGTCAAGTTCTTATGGTTATCTCGGAGCCAAGACATGTCAGCATCGGTTATGCTAACCTTCCTCGGCATTCACCACTCCTCTTTTCGTATAAAATATAATACGTGGAAAGGCACTATGCAACACCTAAAGTTATTTAAATAGCACTATTGACTTATGTGATGAAAGTTGATATAACGTCTAGGCGTTGAGTTTACTCGACGACCCCCGAAGGGGGTCGACGAGAGAGGAAACGGAATAAGCCGACACGACTTAGTGGAGACGTTATATCAATCATGGATAAAGAATTTGAAGACAGAATAAAAGAAGGGTTGTGTCCTTTCTGTATGTGCAAGCAACAACCTGTAATGGTTCATGGTCACTATCAATGTCCTGTCTGTCATGTTGTTACACAAGACTGTTGTCAAGGTGAGACTTGTGAAAATACGGGGGAAGGAAGTCCTAGTGGCGACTGACCCCCACCAGTCCATAGCTAAAAGAAATAGAGAGAAATACCCCGAAGTCGCCAAGACGATTGACGAAATTCGAAAGTATTTCCCTGGGGCAAAGGTTGTATCTATTGGACAGATGTCAGCTTTGGAACGGGTGCGTCTCCAGAAACGGCTTCAATCTCCAACCAATCACGAATAAGACGTAGTGGTCTGCTGAGTTTCTGGCTAATGAACTCTGGATCATGCCCATCAAGAGCCATGTCTTTAGCTCTTTGCTTTGTTGATCGGCTCGATACAATAATCTTTTCGTCTGTTAGATTGTGTGCGCCGAACCCAACCCACTGAACTCTGTCGTGCATATCAGTCCACTCTCTAACTTTTCCATATCGAACTTCCATTACCATATATAATCTATAATCTGGTGGCAGTTTCGATTGGAGCAGAGGCCAAATAGGATTGTCATAGTTCCCATCAAACAAACCAGCATTTTGTTTTGCCGTGTCTTCATCAGCGAAGACCTGCGTTATTCTAATTTGTGTTTCCAAAACTGTTAGCTGATTAGTTGACCCTGCCTCCCGACCCATGCCATTGTCAGACGGCTTATTGGAATGGTGTATCATAATAACAGACAGCCCTGAGTTTCTTAACTTGACTGCCAACTTGTTAATCTTACTCCATTCGTCAGCCGAATTTTCAGCAAGCCCAGGGTAAGCTGATCGAATAGTATCAAGGACGACGACGTCTGGCTTACTAAACTCGATCCATTCCTGAAGCTCAAGCAATCCTTCTCGGTCATGCAGATTAATTTCTTTTTTATCTACAAAGGGTGTCCATATATTCAGCCTGTCTTGAGTGTCGCCGTGGATTTGTTTCATCTCCATTAATCGTCTGGCTATGGTAGACATTCCCATCTCGAAATCTAAGTACAAGACGCGAGCGGGTCTGCCAATCTCGAATGGGCCAAAGTATTTACGACCAGCGCATAGGGAAGACATAGCGTGTTGAACAAACATAGACTTACCATGACCACTATACCCAAAGACTTGAACGATTGTATTACTGGGTAGCCACGGCTCAATGAGATACGTCTTGGCATCACTCTCTTGTAACAACTGGTCAGCATCTTTCATTTGAATGAGGCGACGCACTCTCTTCTCTTCTTGCTGTTGTGGAACGACGTAAGGTTTATATATATAATCACCATCTTCATTGAAACGATCTGGATGATTACGCCTTTCCGATTGTTCCATCGAGCAGACAGTAGCTTCGAACTCGCGTTCCTCTAATTGATCTTCAAAGAACTCCCGCATAAAAGCTATGCCCCTAAGACGTAAGTCGTATCCGAAGTATCCTTCTAAAATACTCTCGCTTATATGTTTCATCAGACGTTCATTGCGTCCGTTGCCCATACCTGACGGGATCTTATTGGTATTAGGAAAGTTATCCCGTACAAATTTTGCTGTCCTATCCCATTCACTTATAAACTCATCAGGGTCGAGAGGCTCGACAGACGACAGATCAAGTTCAGAGAAACGAAAGTCGCCGCCATTCATTTCCTTTAGTGTAGGTTTCCAGTCTTTCCAGACGGGCATCTCATCATAATCCAGATAAGCAGGATAGTCCCAAGTATAATTGTTGGACGGGGGGAGGAGGGCGTAAGACCCGTCTCCCCTAAAGTCTAAGCCGTTTATCTTAGGCCAGTCTGCACCACGAGAGTTAATGCCTGCTCGTGGGCCACGTCTGACTCCGTCTTTCGGATGCTCGAAATATAAATGTGTACCTCGTTTCGTTGTCACTTTAATAGGTGATCGCATTCCACTATCAAAAGCAGAATGAAGAGCGTCCTCGTTATCGCAGTCGACTACGACCACACCACTTATTGCGCCTGTTACAATAGCGATGTCATACGTAGGCCACTTCGTCCACCATTCCTCAACCTCTTGCTCTGTCGGTTGTCTCTCTTGGTACTCTAACCATTTGATTGCGGGACGTTTACCCTCTGGTTTGATTGGAATGATACTCCAACCTCGATCTAAATATTCAAGTGCCGCTTCCAGTTTTGTCTTTGTCATTTTCTTCCTCTTCAAAATAAGTGTCTAGTTCTAGTTCAGGTTTCTCTGAAAGAATTTTCTCAAGGACTATGGAAGACACAAAGTTTCTATTGATCCACCCGTATGGTGCAGTTCTTACGACTTTAGCCATGTGAGCGACAGTAGAAGCACCGCCTAGATCGTCAACAAGACGTGCAATGTTGAGCTTCTTCGCCATGATTTTTCCTTTTTTTCTAAATTTGTACTTGCATACTCGTATAACCTACACTACACTACCTAAGTAGTCAACACACATCATACGTTATACGCTGATGTAAATTGTAGGAGAAAATAATATGACCACAGAAGACAGATGGGCTGTCTTTGCAGACACCCCAACTACTGTTAGCTCATCAGAAACCAAAGTAGAGACGATGCAAAATCTCGCAGAGGAATTACATAGGCTAACAAAAGATCGTGCAGTTATTGAAGAAAGAATAGGACAGATTGAGAACGAACTTGCCTATAACTTTCCCGAAGAAGCTGGAGAACTTGCACAATCCACACCTAAGTTTGAGATTATTTGTAACAGATCAGAGCGTTGGTCTTGGGATAAAGACGCCCTTGAGAAACACTTTGGTCAGGGATCAGTACCTCATTATATAAAAGTTAATATGACTGTTGACAAAAGACAGTTCCAAAAACTTCCACATCACGAACAAGACCCTCTCATGTTTGCACTTACTCGCAAGCTCGATAAGGCAAAGATAAAGGTGATACCAAATGTTTAAAGTTATGAGTACAGCAAACGTGTCAGACAATGAACCGACTAAGGTTCTTTTGTATGCACATCACGGGTATGGCAAGACGTATCAGTGTCGCTATTACCAGAAGCGTTATGGCAAAGGCTTAATAATTTCTGGAGAGGCAGGGCTTAAATCAGTCGAAGACGTATCTATTGATTACCTTCCCTTCACGTCATGGAATAGAAACCATGATCCAGAAGGAGGTGTCTATAGCTTCCTCGGTATATGGAAGATGATAGCCAGTGCTGAATTTAAGGAAGCAGGGTATAAGTGGATAGCGATAGACAGTCTGACAGAAATGTCTGAGCGTCTTGTCGAACACTTAGAAAAGGAACACGAGGGCAACAAGAACGGCTTCCAGTTGTGGGGTGACTACAATCGGATAATGCTTGGTGCATTAAAAAGCATTCGTGATCTGCCAGTACATGTCTACGTCACATGTCTCGCAAAAGAAGAGAAGGATGCCAATGATGTCACACACTATTGGCCTCTTGTTAAAGGTGGTTCGGTGTCAAAGCATGTACCCGCCTTGTTCGATCATGTCCTTTGTGGAGTTCGTGTCACTGAGACGAACGACCAAGGCAAACCAAAAGTTCAGAGGTACATTGTTACCGATGAGGTTAGTGGATGGCACGGGAAAACCCGTGATCCACGCAATCGTCTGAAAGCCTATGAAAAGTCAGACGATATAACAGAGCTTCTAACAAGAATGTTAGGAGATGAACCATCCAAAAAATCAGAAGGAGGTAAGGTATGAGTGATTGGAATGGATTTGGGTCGTTAGACCTATCGACAGTAGACGCTAGTGCGGGTAGCACACGTCTTCAACCTGGTACGTACACAGTTAAATGCGCAGACGCGAAGATTGAAAGTGTAGGTACTACTAAAAACAAAAAGCTGGTAGCTGATCTTGTAGATGAAGGAGGTTCTGGCGATATTCGTATGAACTTTAACATCCTACATACTAGCGATATAGCCCAAGACATTGGCAGACGTCAGTTGAAATCATTCTTGATCTCATCTGACCACCCTAATCCAGACAAACCTGGAGATATTGCAACGATGAAAGGTCTCGTTTGCAAGATCGCAGTGGGTATGGGCAAGCCTTGGAAAGGAGATGACGGCGTAGAACGTCAGTCCTCAGAGGTTAAAAAGTTTATGCCTTTATCAGACAAGTCCAACGGAGCAGTAACTACAGCCGAGAAACTGGACGATGAGATCCCTTTTTAGGGATACCTCCCGACTAGGGGAGCTTCGGCTCCCCTTTTTTTTATAAGGCAAATAATAATGAGCAGAGTTTTAGCAAGTCAGGTTTTAGTAGCAATAGATGACGGATACGACCAACAAAAAAAAGAAAAAGCCAGAGACTATATTGGGGCTTCGGGCATCGGACATCCCTGCGACGCTTACCAAGCGTACAGTTTACGCGGATTTCCCAACACTCAGCCAGACGCTCGCCTCAAGCGCATATTCCGCTTGGGTCACATCCTCGAAGACGAAGTCGTCAAAGACCTAAAGGAAAAAGCCGACGTTCGTGTGTGGGAAACAGACGGGTTGACGGGCAGACAGCATACCTATGAAGAATGGGAAGGGCATATCGTCTGTCACATGGACGGGCATATCGAATTGGATGATGGCGTTCTTCGTGTCCTAGAAATTAAGAGCATGAACGATGCGAGCTTTAAGAAGTTTGTGAAAGACGGAGTAAAGTATTCTCACCCAAGATACTTTGGTCAAGTCCAGATGATGATGGGTATGAGCAAGATGGAAGAATGTTTTTTTATAGCCATCAACAAGAACAACTCGGACTATCACGCAGAGATAGTGAGGTTTGATGACTTTGAATTTGGACACATCAAAGAAAGAATAGAGCGTGTGTTGAATGGAGAGGCAAGGAAGATATCGAAAGACAACTCTGATTGGAGATGTCGTGGTTGCTTTAAGTCAGGCGCATGTTGGGATGGAGTAGAGGTTGAGCCAACGTCTTGTTCTTTATGTCAGTTCGCCAGACCAAAGCCAGATGGTTGTTGGCATTGCACTAAGCATGATAAGAGCGCAAACGTATTGTGTTCTGATTTTAAATTATACGAACCCCTACCAAAGGAATGATGATGGAAGAAACAATTAATTATAATGTAGAAAGCTATATGGCAATAGTTAACAAACACTCAAAGTTATTGCGTGATGTTGAGCTAAAGGAGATAGAAATAATTTCTATTACAGAAAGGTTGCCAGACATTTCAGAACAATATCAATCAGACGAACGCATTAAAGCAGTACAAAAGAGAAAGCTACTGCGACAAGAGATAGCGGATATCAAACATCAAGCTAGGTATAGCAAGGGTATTATGAAATGGATGTTAAAGGAGAGAGAATATGAACCGATCTGAATTTTTACTGACGGCAGAAGATTATATTAATGGCGATAGAGCCAAGGATTATGGTGACGTCAAGGTTAATCATCAACAGATAGCAGATATATGGAGTGTCATTCTTGGCACGAAAGTAACGGCTGACCAAGTATTGAAGTGTATGATTGGTGTGAAGTTATCGCGTCTTAACAAGACGCCAGACCATAAGGACAGTATAGTAGACATCTGTGCTTACGCCGCACTTTTAGGCGAGGTCGTCACCACAAAATAATATAGTTGTTAAACTTTGGTATATCTAAGAGGAGTTCGATCATGGGTTGTGGATTTCTTATAACTTCTATAATCCAAGCTATTAAAATTATAATAAAGGTGAGACGGCTTATGGCTTTCTCGGTGGTTATCGGCGGGATTTTAATTCTTCTAAATCTTTCTTCTTTGTTCCCCCGTCGTATTTCCATGCAAAGCCACGATCTACCATCTCCTCATTAATGTTTTGTCTACCAACAAAAATAGTTCCGAGCATCCTTCCGTACTTGCCATCTTTCTTCGTTTGCACCTTTAAGCCTGAAGGCTCACCATCTGCGAGACGTCTTGTAAGAAAGGCTTTTGCTTCAAGTCCCATCTGCTTTTCATCGAGGTCGCGGGTTCGACATTCAGGTGTATCAATACCAGCCAGACGTACACGTTCTTTCTTTGTCAAAGAAAAGCCAAGGTCGATAACGATGTCGATTGTATCGCCGTCAACTATTCTTGCGACTTCCTTTATCCTGTACTCGTACATCTTTATCCTTCTGCTTTTTATTATTCAAATCGTCTGGATTTATAAAGCCCTCGTCTATTTCTTTCCTGATCTGCTTCAGGACATCTCTTAGTTCCTGAACCTCATCTATCTCATCTATCCAAGGCATTACATTAACTCAAAGTGTGGCCCATCAATGAAAGGTCGTCGTCCTTGAGAACGACGTAAATCTACATAAGAGTTCATTGCTTCTTCCGCTGTGCCTTCCCAGTCTCGGAGGTCGCCAACGCTCCAAGCCGCGCCCCATTTTATTGCAACGCCTTCTCTTACTGCCGCTTCTTTCATTGCGTCTGCAATGTCGTCGTAGAGATTTAGTTCCCAGGAAGCGCGGCTTGCTCCGTTTGCATAGACGTATGCCATTAAATCGACTGCGTCTCCCGTAAGGTGTTTTGACTTGTGTGTTTGGGATGCGCCACGAGCTACGAGATCAGCCTGTTCTTCTGGCGTTCGGAGTCCACAAACGCAACCGAAGTCGACGTTCGAAAGACCGATGGCTGTTGTGACAACTGAGTGCATTGCTGGTTTAACTCCGTCTAGTCTGCCAAGAGATCGTTGTGATAATTTAAAAGCCATTAGTTTCTCCTTATTAAAATATAAAAAAATAAAGCAAGACTACGCCAACAAAAGCGGCGCAGACGTGGGTTATTATTGCTTCCGTATTCATTTTCTTTTCAACTTGCTAAATGATCTGAGTCCGAAACTGGCGGCAATGCTTGCGTACATTCCGTATTTTATAAAGTCTGGAGTTTTCTCTAAATTTTCCCAACCTCTAGCCATGTGTTCTTGTATTCCCCAAAAGGGCAAAAAATTTGCTAGTATTAAAAGCACAAACAAAGTTGTCCAGATTTCATCTTTGATGCTGGATTTAGAAGCATCCATTGCCATGACTTCCCAGTTAGCAGTACCTTCTGCTATCTTCTGTTCTTTAGTTGCCTTTGCTTTTTGTATCTCCGCTTTGCTGTCGAGGAAGCTAGTGCCTAACCCGACAACGGAACTAAGTAGTTGTGTTATCATTTATTTTCTCCGATCCAAGCCAGACGGCGAATGCGCCTGTCATAGCTCCTGTTACTGTTGCTGTTAATGACGCCGCCTGAGTTGTCATCTCGTCTGGCGACAGGCTTTGAAACCACCACAAAGTATCGAGGTAGGCATATGTCATAATGCCCATCATAAATCGGGGCAAAAGTCGCATTTTTAAAATTCTTTCCATCGTAATCTCTGGCATTATGTTCCCCAACCATCACTCATGCTTGACTTCCAGCCACCCGTGCTTCCGCTTGAGCTTTCACCCGCAGTGGCGTCGACTACTGCTTCTTTAAACTTTCTGTTACCACCAAGGACTGGAATACGTGTCACCATCTCCCTGACGGCTGATCTTTCTTTAGAGTTGCTGTTGTCTTTCTCATCCATTAAGCCTGCGCTTACGTTCATTGTTGCTGTACCTAGACCAAATGATGGGCCAAGAAGCGTTGACCACATACGTTGTTGTCCGTATGCACCATTGTCTGTCTGTGTTACGGCTGAATGAATGACGTCTCCGAGAAGACCAAGACCACCCATAACCATCATGCTTTCTACATACCATCCAAGGAAATCGTCCTCGTCTCCGTGCGTATCCTTGTCGTAACCTAATACTTTTAGAATGTTCCTCTTTCTTAACGCTGGATCTCTGTCTTCCTCGCCACCTCTCATCTGAATAATATCTTTAACGCTGAGAGTAACCATACCGAAAGCGGGGCCAACAGACGCTAAGTACATAAGGGGTGTAAAGTTCCCGTGGTTTGCTTCTTTAAGAACATGACCGCCGAGACGTGACATCATAAGTGGGAATGATTTAAGCTGGAAGACCAGTGAACCGACGGGTGTCTGCGCCCACATTGGAATGTCGTTAGGGTTCGGCTGGAAGATTGCGTCGTCTGCAAACTTAATGACCGCCATCCGTAGCTTGTCGTCACTCTCCATTAACGCTTTGTTGCTAAGACTTTCTTTTGCTTTGCTTGCTCCTGGCAGATACTCCTCAAGACCATAGTTCTTTAAGAAACGATGCGCTGTTTTGTATTGACCAGACTGCATTGAGTAGGGGACACCTGCCTTAAAGGAATTGTTAGCTTTAATCTGCATTGTCTTGAACGTCTCATAACCTGTAGCTCCAGCGATCTGCCTGTTCATGTCTGTCCAAGGTGTAAGTAACGTCGCGTTGAAGAAAGCGTGAGACGCTTTGTTATCGGGTGCGCCATACATGTGTACCATGCGTTCGTGTACGACGTTCTCCATAGCGACACCGACATTTCTAATCATCTCTTTGTAATCAGGATCGGTCATTTTAGCTAACCCTTTAGCCCAACTTGAGAAAGAGCCAGATC